CGCACCTTTTTGTTTTTCTTTTGCTTTTAAAAAAGCAACAGCTAAATCTTTTCTTCTATCGTTTTCTTTTGCGTAAAGGGCTAAAGCTGTATCAGCTACACCAGATCCCGCTTGACCTGCAACATCTAAAAATCCTCTTAGACCACTTTGTGCTGTTTTACCTGACATCAGACCTGTTGCAAATTTGAATAATAACAAGTTACTTGTCTGATCATTACCACCTGTAAGTTCTGTAATTCTGTTATAAAAATTATTAAACTCATCAGCCATTGGACTGTTTTGCATTTTCTTTTTAATTCTCTCACCTGCTATTGCATCTTCATCTTGTCTATTTGCAATGTCTGATATTTCCTCTGGATCTAAATCTGTTAGTGGAGGAGTTTCAGGAGTCTTTGACTCATCAACTCTTTTAGCTCCACCTGTTACTGAAGTGTCAAAATTGAATACATTTGCAATTTGATCAACAGTAGCTGTAGGAGTTGATCCTGCTTCTTGTTCTGCTTTATATGCTTCATCTAATTTTTGTTGTGCAATTTTTTTGTAATCAGGTGATCCAATTACAACTTCTTTACCATCAATAACTGTTACTTTACCTATGTTTGCTTTATCTACGTTAACAGCATTCAACACATCTTTTACTTTAAACTCTACTGGTTCTCCTAATACTTGTTCACTTGCAGGTGATTTATCTCCTATTACTGCTCCACTCACCACACCACCTAAACCAACTGCAGTTGTGCCTTTTGGAATTCTTTTTGTAAATTCTTTACCCGTAGCTTGAAAAGCTCCAGCAGTTTCTGGAAATTTCTTTTTAAATGTTCTTTGTGAACCTAACACTCTTGTACCTCTAGAAAGTAAAGGAGTACCTAAAGCAAGACTACCAATACCAAATAAAGTTTGACCAATATCTCCTTCTCTTACTCCTTGTGTAATATCTCCAACTCCTTGACCACCAAGAAGTACACCTGTACCTGCATCTATAGTTCCTGAAGTTCCAGGGAATCTTTTTGATCCTCTAGCCATTAGACCTTGAAGTCCTGACCCACCTGTTCCTTTTGCTAATCCTTTACCTTGGGATCCAATTAACCTTTGTGCAGCTGTCCCTTGGTAACCAATAGGAAAAGCAGTTCCTGCTTGAGCTGCTTTTGATGTACCTAGGCCACCAACTTGTCTAGCTTTTTTAAAAGTTTTATAACCTCTCGCTGCAGCAGGAGCGATTCTGCTTAACATACCTAATGCAGCTGGAATTCCAAACATTACTGGCATTTTTACATTCTCCTATTAGCCATATTATAGGCTGCATAAGCACCGATACCTGTTCCAGCAGCTTGAGCTAATGGATTAGAACCTGGTGCCGTGGTTGCTGTAACGGCTGATTGTGATGTTGGTAAGTTAGTCATGATACCTTTTAAGAATTCTAATCTTTGATAAGGTTCATACGTTCTAGCCATTTCAGTTGCTCTAGAAGCATCAAGAGCTTGTTGGCCTAATGCTCTTTGAACTCCTCCAGCTTGTAATAAACTTGCAATGTCTGCTTGTTGCATTGCTTGCTGTTGGCCACCTAATGCACCTAACAATTGACCTCCCTGCATCTGTGTACCTGTCTGAAATTGTTGTTGAGCTTGGGCTGCACCTAAAGCTTGACCAAATCCTTGTTGTAAAGCTTGACCAATATTTGCTTGTGTTGCTCTTTGTAATTCTGCTCTTTGTATACCTTCTCTTGCACCACCGAATGCGCCTGCACCAATTGCATTAGCTGACAATTGATTTTGTGCCATCTGTCCTTGTCTTGCAATTTCATCAGTAACATATGATTGAAAAGGATTTAAAAATTGATTAATATTTGGAGCAGCCATAGCTGTTTGTTGAGCACCTAATACTGAGCCAATACCTGCTGTTGTTGTCGGAGCACCAACTCCTGTCGTTCCAGCTTGTGTAAATCCTGTTTGCTCAAGACCTGATGGACCTGCAACTTGAAACGCAGGTATACCTACAGGAGTAGATGCAAGTTTAGCAGCTTGATCGTAGAGTGCGAGTTTTCGGCTTTCTACTTCTGGTGCTTCTCTAGCTATCGATACTTGTGTTCCTGAAGTGGAGCCGCCTCCGCCGCCACCACCTCCGCCTCCGAAGATGAAACTCATATTATTTTAACTCCTTTGTATATAAATATCTTTTTACTTTCCATTCTTTAGTACCCAAAAATTCTTTCCAACCCGGTCTTGCATGCACTGCTATTTTCTTGCAACCCTCTGATCTCGCTAGATCTTCTATTGTTTCTGCAGCTTCGTCTTGCCATAGTTGTCTTTTTTCTCCTTTTAACAATATTACTTCACACTGTTTATAGTTCGGTAAAACCATTATACGAGTAACAAATACACCGAACACTTTGTATTTCTCACCATCGTCAGAGCCAAACATCATAAATAATTGAAAGGCTCCTTGTTCAATTCCTTCTTTAAGATCTTCAATACTCATGGGTTCTCCATCATATTTTAGACCTTCTCTTAACATAAACTCTACAAGCGACCAGTACTCGTCGAGCTTTTTAGCTTCGATGTATAATACACCGACTTCTTTTTTAATTTGCTTTTTTTCTGGACGCATCTAACAAATCAAAAATTCTTTTAAACTTTGCCTGTTGGTCATAGAAGAATGCAGCACCTTTTTTACGCATATCTTTATAACTTTTAGGATCACCACCTTCCATGATACCTGCACCGAGTATAGCATCTGCTCTTGAAACAAATTCACCATCAGCTAATTGTGCTAACATAGTATCTTCATCTTTGTCTCCAGAACCTGCTCCATCTTCTACATATCCAGAAGCTCTTACATAGTTATTTGTGTCTTGTTCATCGTGGTCAATTTTAGATGGTAAATAATTTATACCACCTTCGTTAAACTTTTTTACTTCTGCAATTCCTCCTTTACTAAAAGTAAATAATGAATTACCCTGTTGATATGAATAAGGAGATATTCCTGCAGCTTCTCCTTCATAGTCGTAAGTATCTAAAATATTTGCTAATTGTTCATCTGCTTTTTCTTTTGCGGCTTTGTAATCTTCGGGTTTTGTACCTTCAGGCATTTCTACAGGTTCATCTTCACCTAATAAACTTGTTGCTCCTAAAGTTAAACCTAATTTTTCTCCTGTACCTAATCCTAAGAAACCTGAACCACCTTCACCTGTAACAGGGTTTGCGCTTGTTCCAATTAATCTTTGTATTCCACTTCCCATGTTTGCAGGAACTGATGCTATTTGTTGACCAACACTAAGTTCAGAAGCACCCATTTTTGCTAACTCTGCAGCAGATGGTTGTCCTAAGAAATTACCACCTTGAAACATTGCAGGCATTGAACTTGCTCTACCAAAGGCTGTCATACCAGGTACTCCTGCCATACCACCTAATTGTCCGAGACCGCCTGCTATTGCTGCATCTCTTAATGATCGTTTTGTTGATTTACCTCTTAACTTTTGTATGCCAAAGGTTGCAAGTGCTATTGTAAATGGATCCATAATAATAATTTTAACTAGTTATTACGGTATTTTATCTTATATATAGCTATTCTTCAATATCAGTCAATTTTATAGAACTCATCCTTGACTTTGCCTGAATACTTATATTCACCTATATGGGTTATTTCTTCGTCACATAAGGCATGAATTTTGCCACCTATTGATGTCCATAACTTACAAAAATAAAAGTCTTCACCCATATAAGTTTTGTTCTTTGGACTCCAATAAGTATCAAAAAAATTATAATAATTAGGTCTGTCTATTAATTCTCCATTTACAAGCGTCTTTTGACTAATAGTAAGCTCTTTGTAATGTTCTTTTAATTTATCAAATGCTGATCTTTTAATCATCATCATACCCGTTGGCCCTTTGTTTACTTCAATAAAACCATCTTGAGGTCTAATATCGTTTGTGTCTGGTATTTCTATAGGAAATAAATGTCCCATACTATGAATACTATCGTCAGGTCTTGTTTCAAAATCTTTTCTAAACTTAGCATCTGTTTTTTGTTTCATTGGATAAGGTATTAAAGATACTTCATGAGGTGACTTAAAAAGTCTATAAACTGATCTTGTGCTAAATTCAATATCAGAGTCTATGAATAACATTTGTGCAGCATCTGAATTCATAAATGCAGAGGCACATAGATTTCTCCCTTGTGTTACTAAAGAAGATTTCATTAATTGAAATGTAATTTTTGTTTTATTTAAAATACATTCTTTTTGTAAATCTAAACAAGCTTTCATATAATGAATTGAAACTTCAGAATGCACAGGAGTGCATACCATTAAATGATCCTTATTTATTTCGTTGGACATGAATTACCCCTTTTAAAAAACCTTCCCAATTTCTACTAATGTTACGCCAATCATAAAATCTTTTATAATATTCTTGTTGAAATTTAAATACATTTGTTAAATCATTTTGTAAAATTTTTTTTGCTTCTACACAACATTCTGCCACCTGTTGTGCTAATTTTGCTTTGTTCTGTGTGAAAGGAATATAAATAGGAAACTCTGCACAAGTTTCAAATAATGCACCGAGATCCGTGGTTATTAATAGCTGACCTGCAGCAAGTGATTCCATTGCTGATATACAAAATGTTTCTTCCCAAATACTTGGAAAACAGTTAACATCATATTCTTTAAGCTTACCCATTAAAGTTTTGTGATCACAATAGCCCATGTAATTTACATTAGGTAAATCTTTTGCCTTTTGATATAAATCTTGATATTGACTATCATTATGGTCTTTAAATTGCTTTCCATAGATAATTGTGCTTGAATAAACATCCAAAGTGATATCTGGATCTCTATCTACTAAAGATTCCATGGCTGTTAAAGCTACTTCTAAACCTCTCCATGGTGTAGAGATGTAACACATTTTTAATTTTTTCTTTGGGGTAAAATCTTTTTTTAATTCTAATTCTTCATAATCAATTCCATTTTTTATAACAGTGCACTTATCTTCGGGTATTTTAAAAAACATACGATATTTTTCATAACTCCAGTGACTATTAAAAACATACCAATCATATTTAGAATGGTTTTCTTTATTTTGAAACCAAGGTGCTAAATTTGGTTGATCATAAGAATTTTTCAACCACAGTATGTTGGCCTTTATTGGATCTAAAGGTTCTTTTTCTGGTATAGATGTAGTTATTTGAACAGAATCAAGTATGCCTTGATTCGCATATTTTTTTAAATAAGCTAATTGTAATTCAGTTCCACCTGCAGGTTGCATTATGATTTGGTTTTACCAAATACTTCAAGAGATGCAACTGTTATTTTTTGGTTAATTTGTAAGTCATCCAAAGTAGTATCAGTACTGGGATCAGCAACATCAGAATCAAAATGAGCTTTGCTATCATATTTTTTTCCAGTTCTTTTATTAAGAACTTCTTCCTCAGCCTTAGCTGGTACTACTGGTACTTCTTCTCCATTAATTATGACTGTTTTTTGTTTTTCTGTCATTATCGTCCTTGTCGGTTGTAAGATTTATAACATCTTTTTTTGTGCTTGTTAAGACTCTTAGTATGGCGACGCGGACGCTTTCTAGGTTTAGGTCTTGGGACAAAGTGGGTAAATTTAACTCTAGCCATTTTCTTGTGATCTATCTATTAATGCGTAAGATATAGCACCTTGAATCTTACCGCTGCCTGTAGCTGCTTGTACTGTTATCGAATCACCAGCTTCTAAATTTAAAGTCTGAGGTGTAGCATTTACTTGTGTCTTGGCTGCAACATCATCCCTAAAAAATTCATATTCAGCACTAGAGTCAGATGAATCAACCAAGTTCATATTAACTAAAATTGCTGATGAAGCATCATTATTTGCAACATAAACACTTTTTATTATTATTGTTGCATTAACAGGACATGTTAAAGCTGTCGTTTTAGTTGTGCCAGTTTGTTTATAACCTTGATTTTTATACTGTATAGTCATGATAAAAAATAATTAAAAGTTTCACTTTCGTTTTTTTGTTCTTGTTGATATGAAGTATTTAATTGATTTTGTAAAGTTTCCAAAGCTAAGTTTATTTGTCTAAAAGAATCAGTATTAAATTCTTTTGGTGGCTCTGGTAGAAATACTTGCACTTTAGCCATTATCTTCTTCCATCAGGTTGTATATCAAATCTAAATTGACCAAATCTCCAACTTTCATTTGTACTATCATTTTCTATTTTTACAGCAGCTAATCTTGCTCTTGCTCTTGTATCTACTTTATCCGTTGTTGAATTAATTGTAAATGGCCCCAAAGGAGAACCTTGTTGTACATTAGCAGGATAGTCTCTTAACTCCAAAGTAACTTTTGCATTCCCATTTATATATTTAAAATCGGGTATAAATCTTCTCACTTTAATAAAAAATTCTCCATCTCCCTGAGCATCTAAATCGAAATCTCCCGATAAGATAAATGAAGAAATAGCATTTACTGTGCCATTAGCTAAAACTTCATTTGTACCTTTTTCATGTTCAAAAACTCTTGAAGCACCGTTTGATACTCCTTGAACTGTTGGTGTGTTTGGGGCAAGATTAGTAGTAAATTCAGTTGCAACTGGATCTGCAAAAATACGACTGTCTTCATATGTAGTCCTTGCTAAGGTTCCTGTAGTCCATGTTTGTTCAGCATAGTTGTAAGTTACTACTCGATCTACAAAATTAGAACTTGCACTAGCATAAAACCAAGATAGTTCAGAAAATAAACTATTGTGAGATCCACAAGTCAGCTCAGAGCCGTTTGCAAAATTAAAACCTGGAGCATTATTATTTGTTTGAAATACAAAATCTTCTACAAGCGAACCTAATGATTTAACAGTTCCATCAAAAACAAAAAATCCACCTGAATCTGACATCCAATAAACTGCACCATTAGCATAAACAATAGCGTGCTGACCTACGCACCCACAGTTTGATCCGACTTGTCTAATACTAAATGTAAATGGTGGGCCTACAAATTGCATTAAATATGCTGAGGTGTCAGTTAAAATTAATATGTAATCTTTTGCTTTTGCAGCTCCTACTATTTTTGTTCCACTATCGATTCTAAAAGAACCCGCTGTGTTTGTTGATGTAGCAGTATAATCAGTTAAAGATTCTTGATCTGAAAATCTAATAAACATTTTATCTTGCGTAGAACTTGATCCAATAGTAGTTTCTGTTCCAAGTATAATAAGGTGTCTGTCTCTATCAGAAACCATTGTCATGACAGATTTTGTAGGAGCTCCAGATATTACGGCTGCTCGTGTAGTTAAACCACCGCTTGGATTCCAGGAAAAAGTTGCACCATTTTTAATTGTTGCAATTAAAACTTGACCAAAATTATCAAGTGACCATGATCCTGGATCAAGCACTACATTTGATGTTGTCCTTGCAGTTCCCCATGTAGAAGCACCCCATAAACCTGTACTCCAACCATATCCAAAAGATTGTTGTAATGGACCTACTTTAAAATAAGCTTTTAAATCAAGTGTTCCGTTGTTCGTGGTGCCTGAACCTGATTCATTAGTAGGCATTTTAATTGTAAAAGTAGAAGTCGTCGGTGCCAACTGAACTTCAAATAAAATATTATCGAAGTCTGCAGCAACATATCCTGTTTGTGCAGCATTGAATGATCCTGCGTTTACAAATGTAACAATGTCACCTGGCTCAAGACCATGACTTGAGGGACAAGTTATTGTTACGATATCAGATCCACTAGATGTAGTTATATCACATCCTGATTGAGCTAATGAAGTATCAAAAGGTGTAATGTCATGATAATCATTACCGTCGTATATATATAAAATTTTGTTTGTACCAAAAGCAATATATCTTCTACCGTCTAAATCAGTCCAACTATGCGAAGCTCTTGCCGCACCTATTAACTGTTTATCTAAAATTTCAGACCAACCACCAATTTTTTCAGGCATTGAATATCTAAATCTAACAAAGTCACCATCTACCCATTGGTTTTCAGCCCCCGAAGCAGACGCTTGTTTATTAAATCCTGGTGCAAATTGTACTTTTGTTAAAGGCATGGCCTAATTATACACCATAAGAGTATATCTATAAAGATTAGTCTTTTGTGCTTTAAAATTTTGATAATATAGTATTATTCAGCAATCCAAGCTGTGCCGTTCCAATTGTAGACTGTTTTTCCAGAGTAGCCACCTTCTGCAGCATCATTTGTTTTTCTTGCTTCCCAACCTGTATTATTATCTGCTTGATATTTTGTTTCATTCCATAAAATAGAATATGACCAAACACTAGGATCAGCACCATCGTCTATAATTGTTGGATAAGCTATTGGAGCTTGCCAACCATCTGAATTCAATGTCCAAGATGCATGGGGTTTTTGTTCAATAAATATATCGTGTTCAGAATTGTAGACGTAACCTAATCCAGCATATTGTTTTCTAAATTTATGATTATAAGAAGTTTGTTTCCAAGTCCCACCTTTAAAGAATTTATTACACCATGTTTCACCATCAACATGCATATCATTTTCTCCTAATGGTCCTGCTGCTGTAGGTATATCATTACCAACAACTACAACTCTTTTTACAATATTATTTTCATCTAATTCTGCAAAGTGTGCCATTTAAAAAATCTCCAGTTAATCAACTATATGCTATATTACTTTTTATTCTTAGTCAACTTAGTACCCTTAAACCAAGCAGGTAAGCCTAATAAAGGTCTTTTATCTAAATGATTTACTTTAGCTTGTTTTGAATTTGCTTTGTTGTAATGTAAAAACACCTGTCCACAATGCTTACCTTTAAATTCTTCTCTCCAATGTTCAAGGTCACAACCTGAATATATCAACATATCTCCTGGTTCTAAATCTACTTTAACACCTGCATGACCTTTTTTACCTGTAGGATCAAGATATATTGGCCAAGTATCACCACCAAGATTCAGTGTAGTAGATATTTCACAAGAGTATCTATCCTTATGTCTATGTAATACGTCTCCATTTTTATATATTCTTGCATAAGAATATGTTTCACTTAACTTTAAACCCGTGTGTTTTTCCATAACAGGTTTTACTTGTTGTAATAAAGTTTCCATAGCAATGTCTGCATAATGAGAATATGTATTTGGAACTTGATTATCATTCCATACACCAAAATATTCTGTAAAAGGTGATATGTATTTTGAATCAAATAGTACTCTAGCTACATTTCTTTTATTCAAAAAGTATTTGTAAACAAACTCTGCTAATTCAGATGAAATAGCTTTTTTTAATACTGTATATTTATTTTTTTTAAACGACATTTAATACTCCTTTAGGTATGGCTTGACAGTTGAAATGTATAAACCTAAACGGTTCATATCCTATATCAACTATATATTGGTGGGGTAGATATGATGGAAAAAATATCATAGTGCCTGGTTTGATTTTAAAAACAATTTGTGAGGTTGCAAATGTAACATTTTTTTTATCTTTTTCAGGTAAAAGATTCATAATATTACCTGGTCTTGGATCCTCAAAAACAGGGTGAGAAGTTCTCTCACTGCATTTTAAAAAATAAAAACCAGATATGTGTCCATTCCAATGAGTATGTAAAGAATGATAGCCACTCCCTTTTTTCGCAAACTCTTGCACCCATAACTCTGTTATAAAAACTTTATAATTTGTTAAATCAAAACCCATCTCATTTAAAAGATTATGCGAAGTTGCACCAGCGTAATTTTGTAATTCAAAAAAATTAGGATCATTAATTAAACTTTTTGAGTGAAAAACATTACCAGCATCTCCTTTGTTACCAAATTTTTTATTTCTTTTATCAATTTGAGGTTTTAAAATTTTTTTTGATTCTTCAATATAAGAATCAGAAGCTTTGTTTAATGAATCTACAAAACAAGGTTCCTCAGCAGACCAGATAGGTGTTGCAAAATAATGTTCTAATCTTAGTTTTTTCGGATAACTTTTAATCTTTTGTTTTTTATTTTTCATGCTTGTTAAAAATAATTAAAATTTACGGTAACTCTTCTTTTACGATTATCACATAAACTACTTGCATGAGGAACACTTGGATCAAATAATACTGCTCTGTTTGCTTTTGCCTCAACTGTTTTACCTTTAAAATAAGTAGGGCCATTGTTATTATTTATATAGAACAAACACCCTTTATGTTTGAAAGGGTAATCGCTATGATATTCATTTTTTTCTTTTTTATGAACTGGACAATAGTTATTTGCTTTTATCCTTATAATACTTTTACATTCTAATTTTCTAATTATCGGAAGCCACATGTTAAACCAGTCACTAACAATACCAGGTTCTCTATAAAAGGTATGTGTAAAATAAAATTTATTGTCAGGATCTCTGGTCATAAAATCATTAAAATACCAAGGAAAATTACTTCCTAAAATAATATTTTTAATATCATTAAATTTATCTTTTTCTAAAAAATTATCTATTACTTGAATGGCCATCCCAAACTCCATATAACTAAACTGTTTCTTTCTCCACTTTTAACAGGACACACTCTATGCCATACAAAAGAAGGAAATACAACCAAAGAACCTTTAGGTAATATTTCTTTGCATTTAACAATTTGCTTTTTTTTATGTGGATCTTTATTTCTAAAATCAAATTCTAATTCTCCACCTTTATATTCTTTTGGATCAGATAAACTAACTGTAACGGATAGTTTTCTTACTTTATTGTTTTTTGGATTTTGTGGATCATTAGGATATAAATATGGCTCATCCCAACTATCGCAATGCCAGTCATAATATTGACCTTTTTCGTATTTTGTAAACTGACATGTTTCAGACCAATCCCATTGAAAATTCCAACCTGCATTTCTATTTGCCTCATTTATGTAAGGTTGAATTTCTTTATAAATCCATTGGTCTTCCATCCAAACTATATTTGAATTTCTTTTCTTTTTTAAATCTTTTATTTGTTTTTTATTCAATTTTTTTGGATCGTCACCTAACCCACCTGTCAAAGCTGTTTGATCTTTTAATTGATGTCCATATTTTACAATGTCATCACAAATACGAGAAGGTAAAGCTGATTGAAAATACCAAAAATAATTTTTTAAATTCATATATCTTAAAATTAAAGATATAACATTAGGTAAAAAATTGTCAATGAAGGACTAAATTTCGAAAGTTCCGCTTACTGTAAATGTTGCTATTTTTGTACTTCCTGGTGCACACGCAATAGTATTAGTACAAGGTGCAATAGTGGCACTAATAGAATTTGGATATCTTAAAATTACTACACCAGATCCGCCACTTCCAACTTTAGGAGCACTTGTAGGTGCAGATTCACCATTTCCTCCGCCACCACCACCTCTATTGGTTGTTCCATTGTTGGATGGGCCTGCATTTCCTGGTCCTGTGCCTGGAACTCCTGCTCCACCAGTTCCACAAGGAGACGCTCCTCCTGCAGCTCCTGGATTATAAGCTCCACCTCCGCCTCCTCCAGCGTAAGCTAAAGATGAACCTGAAATTGAATTTGATATACCGACACCACCATCTCCACCAGGACCACCTGCTGGAACTGGGTTTGAAGGATTAGAACTTGTGCCTGCTCCTCCTCGGCCTCCACCGCCGGATGCCGCATAACCTCCAGCACCTCCGCCACCATTATTTCCTTGAGGGCCACCCAATGGCGCAGCCACAGGGGGAGTATTTCCAGAACCTCCAGGACTATTGTGTCCTCCACCTGATCCAGATCCTCCTGGAGAAGTAGGAGAAGGTCCAGGTCCAAATCCTCCTCTAGTCGCTGTTTTAGAAAGTGGTTCAAGTGCGCCAGGTTGTGTAATAATTGTTGTGCAAGATCCTAATCCTGCTGAACCACCGCCTCCAATTGTAATATCATAAACGCCTGCGTCCAAAGCTAATCCAGCTGCACACGAATTACAATATGAATATAGTAATCCTCCTGCGCCGCCTCCTCCGCCGATTTGACCTCTTCCTGATCCGCCTCCAGCAACCATTAAGTAATCTGCTGTAAATGGATTTGGTGTTAAGCCACCACCGCCAGATCCAAATCCTAAAATTTGGTAACCAAAAGATTTTCCTCTTGATTTATTTTTTTTTAAACCTTTTCCTCCACTGCCACCTTGGAGAACATTTATTTTATGGTCTCTCATATTCTATCCCTTATGCGTCGTTAGCAGCGTCAGTAGTAAAGAATAATTTAATTCCTAAAAGTTTTGCATCTGCTGTTAGAGTGTCATCAGACACATCTCTAGTTACTTGAAAGAACACTTGTTCATCTGTACTAGGTGAGCCAGCTATTGTAACTGCTCCACTTTCTGCTGTAACGTCTAAATCGTTTGCTGTACCACTGTGTGCTTTTGCTGTTGGTGCAACTGCTGTTCCAAAAGCAGTATTACAAGAATCATTATCTGCTATAGCAACACCAGATAAATCCCAAGATACAGTTCCTGTGTTTGTCGAATCTGCTGTAAAAAATGCTTGAAAAGTCACTGTGCCTTCATTCCAAGATTTTGGAAAAGCAACAGCAAATTGAGCATTTTCATCGGCATCTTTGTCAAAGTTTAAAGTTTTTATTTCAGGACCATTTGATAATTCTACTTGACCAGATTCTGCTCCAGAAGTGGTATTAGGATACATAGCGACTGCAGGAATCCATATAGATTCTTTACCTGCAATTTTGACCGCAGCAGTTCCTGATTTTAAAACTCCAGTTCCTTTTGGATTAATATTTATATCTACGTTTGTATCATCTCCTGTTGAAGAAAGAGTAGGACCGTTTCCTGTCGCTGCATTAGCTAATGTAAACTCATTAACTGCAGATCCAGTTTCTGTAAATTTTAATAATTCTAATGTACCATCGCCAAGTGCATTTCCATTAACATCTAACTGACCACCTAGTTGTGGAGTTGTATCATCTACAACAGCACCAATCATAGGTATTTCTTTGATATCAGGATTTGTGCCATCGTTGGCAGTAGCAAAAACTATTTTATCACCTTTATCTGTAGCTGAAAAAGTTACAGAAGAACCTGAACCAGAAACATATTTAAATTGAACTGTATATGCACCTGAACTTGAATTTCTTAAATAATAAAAAGTTTGAATATCTAAAGGAATAGTTACAACTCTATTTCCTGTAATAGAACCTGTAAATTCTATCATTCTATGAGCAGCTGTGTCACCCGTTCCAGAATCTGTAATAGTTAGAGTCGTAGTTCCAACACCACCTGCAATTGATTGTGTTGTAAAGCCGCCAGCTATTTGTTCAAAGACTTGTAAATTAACATTTGTTTTATCTCCCCAAGTACCTGAGTTTTCACCGGTAGCTTGAAGTTCTATACCTAAAGGTGAGTAAGTTGATGCCATAATTTTTATCCTTTATTAAATACTTTAATTTTATTTCTATTGCACTGCATTGTCAACTAGGCAACTAACTTCCAATTTGGAGCTGTGCCTGGGTCAACTAATTCCCATGTGTTTACTGATATTATACCTGTAGAAGAGGTCGTTGTCACTCCTGTTGGTAAACATTCTGCAGAAGCACCAGCCACAGTATTTGCAGCAATAATGTTTAATTGAATACCTGTTATATCTACTTGTGTATTTGGCGTAGCATCCTCATTACCTAAAGATAAGGTTAATACTTGACCTGTAAGAGTTAAATCTGCGTTTGCAGTTATTGATAAAGTGCCTGTCGTAGAATTTAAAAGTTCTCCTGTAATAGCAGTATCTGGAGCAGGATCTACTTGTCCTGAGGACATTGACATTCCCATATTTACACTTGCTGAACCCCATAGTTGGTCTCCCCAACCTATACTTTCACCCCAACCTGGATTACTTATTGCACTAAGCTCAACGGTTACAGAATTATCAACGTCTTCATTACCTAAACTTGTAGTAGCTGTTACAGCAGTAACATCAACAAATGCCCAAATACCCTCTGCTCCCCAAACTTCATCACCCCAAGCATCTCTTCCCCAACCTTGCTCATTGTAAGCTTCTTCTGTGCCTAAACTTGCAGTTAATTGTTGTCCTGTAGGGAAAACACTAGTTCGATCAGCTACACTTCCTGCTGAAACATTTAATGCACTTAAAGGGTTTTGACTTAAGAAAATTTCTGTTGCTGATGTTACACTCACACTTCCAGTTGTTGAAGCCAACTGTTCTCCAGTTTCAGGAACTTGTTGTCCAATTCTAACTACAGGATTATATGTTCCTCCCCATTTTATAAAAGGATCATTCCAAGTATTTTGTCCCCAAGTATTTTGTTCACCAGAACTAACTGATAAATCAAGACCTGTTAAAACTACATCAATAGTTGATTCACCCCAGTTTTCATCACCCCAAGCGTCTCTTCCCCAACCTTTTTCGTTAAATGCATTAAGAGTACCTAATGACGAAGCTAGAGTAACAGCAGTAGGAGATACATCAATTCCATCTTGGTTATTCCAAGAATTGAAGCCCCATGTTTTTGCTCCCCATGTAGTTTGTGTAATATCAAAAATACCACCCATGCCAATTCCATGCACATAACATAAATAATAAAAATCAGTTTCAGAAGACGGAGTTACTTCTACATATCTAGTAGTTGCTGCATTAAATGTAGTAGTATTTGTGTAATTAGTCTGGTTACTTGCACCATCAAGATAATAAGTTATACCTGATGAAATTATTTGATCTCGACTTGTTGTTGTAGAAAAAATTAAAGGGTGGTTATTATTAGAAGCATCGCTTTGTTCAAAACGTAGGGTTGCTCCATTAACCCATGTTACTGTTCCTGGGCCTGTTGAATTTCTTGAACCGTCTAAATAAAAGACGTTGCCCGTACCTCCGCCATAAAGGTTACCCGACGCTACGGTAACTGTGTAAGTTAGTTCTGCCATAGCATCGGGCTCCTAAATTATGCGATTCTTAATATAGCGGCACTCGATGTAAAGTTTGGAAATTGAATTGTAAAAGTTCCAGAAGTTGCAGTTTTATCAGAACCAAAATCTAAAACACAAACTGCTTTGTTAGCCTCAGTTGAGTTATAGATTAAAGCACCTCTCGCAGTAAGTGTTACTCCTGTGAAAGATAAATCTGCAAAGTCCACAATTGCGACTCCGCCTGTTGCTAATGAAGTTTGTTGTGAAGCAAGAGTTCCACCTTTTGCTGCATACTGACCAGAAGCATTAACTTCTCCGCCTGTAATGTAAGCTGTAGTTGCTGCACTTAATGTTGCAGTTGATTTATATAATGCTAGTTTAAAAACATCACCACCATTTTCTAAATCGTGAACTCCCTCTAAAATTTCTTTTTTAAAACTATTGCAAACTGCTTGTGATATTGCCATGTTATTTCTCCTTATAAATTTTAATTATTCGGTGAAGGTGAAGGTATTTTAACCCTTGGCACCCCATCCGTGTACTCGTCTCTACGTCTTCTGCCCATTTGCTCTAACGCAAAACTTTGTATAGATACATTATACTTGTCGGAATAGATTTTGTACATATCCATAGGACCTTTTAAAAATTCGTAAGCTTGTACCATTACTGCGTTAAATAATAGATCAGGAGCATTTTTTGACACATAAGTTTCTGTATTAGTAGAGCTTAAAGCATCTGGGGAGTATATGTAACTTAATTGGACTTCATACTGAGCATCTGGAGTAGGAGCCAAAATTAGTGTGGTTTCCTTCCAATTAGCATAATATTTTGGAACTCCTGTAGCTTGTGTAGAATTAAATTCAAAAATGAAACTTGTATCTCTTTTATCTAGATATTTTTTTTCTGAAGGTGATTGAGTAGTATCTAATACATAAATTGATCTAACTATTATTGAAGTTCTTGTAGATGCAGTTACAGGAGCACTAGGTAAAATTAAATAAGGTGAATTTAATTGTAAATTTGCTGTTGCATATTCTCTTGTATAATCTGCATCAACTTCTCTAAAAATACGAAGCTCAGCATCTCTAATCATTGATTGTAAAATAGAATCACTTAGAACAGAACTTCCAACTTCTGTGTAATCTCTTACCTTTTGTAATAATTCAGCAAACGTCATGATATATTTATTGTAACACTTCCTATAGTTGACTGTAACCGTCTTTTGTTATTTTCATCATTAGCATCTGTTGATGGTCGCATACCATCAGATGTAAATTGTCCTGGCCAAAGAGCAGGATCAAGATAAACTACAACAGGTGCAGCTCTTTGTGGTCTAGAATTGTATAATGCTACAGGATCTGCTCTGTGTGGTTTTGGATCTAGTTGAGGATGTTTTTTTTCAAATTCTGATATATGTACTAATGAACCATTCCATTCTTTAACCATTTCTCTATATGGAAATTCTTGTCCTGATCTGTCAGATATTGACTTTGCGAATTTTCCTCTTGCGTATGCCATAATTATCCTTGTGGGTAATAAACATTAGGTGAAATATAAACAGATGTTCTTTGTCCGTCTTCTTCTAACGCTCTTTTTAGTTCATCTTCATATAAAAGTTTTAAAGCTTGTATTCTGTCAGGTGCAATTTTTTGAGATAAATAAAAAGCTAATCCAGATACCATACACGGAAAAAATCTAAAAGGCATATCTGCTGTATTGGTGTAAGCACCTGCATCTTCAATTCTCGCGAGATAATAATAGAATATATTAGTTACCGCGCTTGTATCAGGAGCTAAATATAAACTTATAGTTGGAGTTATTTGTCTATCAACATAATACTGAGAAGGTGTACCCGCCTGAGTCTTGTTAGGAATAGCAATGTACTCAGATCTTGATACTTTAGTTAAAGTTTGTTGATTACCACCTGATACTGTTACCACAGCTTCAAGCACATCATTACAATCACTTGGAGTATTATAAGTAACTTGATTGTTTACTAGAGTTTCTGTTTTTGATTTAACTTTCCAAAGATTAATACCTCTGTTACCCCATTCAGAAAATAAAAGATTTAAACTTCTTCTAGCAGATTTGATATCATTACCAGAATTAGTTCTTACACCGCATCTTTCGTAAGATTCTTCAATAACCTCATCAATCGACAGGTTAAAACTTGTAGTTCCTGAACTAGCCATTTCATCCTTACGCTAATATTTTTTCTTGTAAATGTTTAGGTAGATTTTTTTGTTTACCAATAAGTTTACCTGTTTTGGCCATCATTGGTTTTTTCATTTGTCCACCGCCCATTTTACCTTCAGCTTTTAATTTTTTAGTAGCACCCATAAGACCGCCACCCATTTTAGTATGTACTTTTATTCTTCCGTTTTTCATATTATTTTACTCCTTCAAATTTTCCGCCTTTGACAGCAATACCCATACCTCGGCACTCACCACCTACAGACATTTTTACAATAGGAAATTTACCTAAAGCTTTTTCTCTTTTTTTGTATTTATCTTTTTTTACACTATCAGTAGCAGCTTTTAACGCTTTTAAATATGCTTTGTAATCTTTTGCTTCTTCCATAGTTCCTCCTAGTAATCTATCATACCACCATAGTATAATTTAGTAAACGCACCTTTAGATGCAAAAGTTTTAACATTTGTTGGTTTTCCGCCAACTCCTTGAGCTCTACTTCTTTTCCTCACAACGGCACTCCGCTTCTGTGAGTCTGTCATCCTTGCCGCTTTTGCAGCAGGGACGCACTTTGGATACTTCCGTTTCTTGTCCGCTTTGAGTTTTGAACGACCACAGGGTGCATACGAACCATCTGCTCGTTTGCTTCCAATATCTACCCATTTTTGTGAAAACCATTTTTTTAGTCCTCCCTCTTTCATACCTGCAGGAACACAATTAGGAACCATACGATTCCCTTTTTTCTTCATGCCCTTTTGGACATAACCTTCCCAACAAGTGCCTCGTTCACTCATTTTAATAAATCGCCGTAATAATCGACTAAGCTCTCATTTGACATCTTAATACCTGCTGAGTCATGCTTAATAAATTTACCTTGATATGCGTTTGTTATTGAATCTAATGACTTAGCTTGTTTTTTATGTAATGCAGATGCTTTGTGTAATCCTTTTGCAACTTTACTTATTTTTGCTTCTGCGCCTTTATTTGCAGCAGTATATTTTAATTTTCCTTTTTCATCATATTCAGAAATTGGATTTTGAATATCTTTAAGTTGTTTTCTTCTTTTGTCTGGATCACCCTCTACAATAGTTTTTTTCTTTTTTGTTTCAGCATGCAAACCTTTATTTGCAGGTTTAGGTCCTTTAAAGTCTTTTCTTTTTACACCTGAAGGATCTTTAATTTTACCAGCACAAATTTTACTAGCATATGCATTAGCATATGCGCTGGGATATACTTTGAATTTTCTTTTGGCTGCAGCCTTGCCTCTAGCACATAGTTTAGTCATTGTTTTTAAGCCTCTTTCGGTTGTACAACTTCTTAGATTGTATCACTTTAGGCTTAAACAGTAAATGTCCTAGCGAGAGAATTCTTTTTATTGGATTTTTTGGCGTATAATTTCTTTTTTTCTTTTTTCTTTTCATCTTTTGCGCCACGCATTTGTCCTTCTACTTGTTTAGCCATTGAGGCTCTACTAATCGCCATTATACTATCTCCTTTGCACTACCTAATATTGGTTTATATTTTGTTTTACCCTCTGATTTATAAGCATGTAAAAATGATGCTCTTGGTGTTCCTTCAATCCAGCTACAATGTATCCATCCGCTATTGGGTTCGCCTGGAGTGTAGAATTCAAGGATGAGCTGGTCTGGCTCAAGATTATTTTTAATCCAATCAAATAATTCAGCGTTGTCAACGCCAACACATTCGAAGTCTGCGGCCTCAGCTTTAGCATGCTGTGATCGTGCCGAGCTGCCGATAGCTTCACACAATGCCACACTACGAAAACCGCTGGTGATCTTAACTCTGCCAAAATGGTCACGTACTGGCTGAAGGATATTCTCACATAATGCTTTTAATTTTTCTATTTGTTCTGCATTAGGATTATTGTTAATTCCCTTCCTAATTGCAGTGTCTGATTTAATAAGCTCAGATAAAGTGAAATTTCGTGAAAGATTCATAATTACTCCAATATTAATTTTTTAATTGACTTTGATCCATCAATATTTGACTCTAATTCTGCCATAGATTTTATACACTGATATTTAACATGTCCATCGGGTTTTAACTGACGTTTAGCTACACGTGCCCCTTTAAGACATTCAGACATTGACGTCTGAATACGTGCCTCCTTGATCTCTCCTTGTACAATCATAAGTAGGGCTACCACTAACTCTGTCATAATATTTTACCTTTGTTTTCACCTTGTTTAATGACATACTTTTGTGTTCCGTATTTTCCGTGTTCGACAGATTTTTTTAAATTTTTAACAAAACTCATTTGCTTAGCCTTCTTTTCCATGTCAGAAATATATTGCACTACTTGTCTAGTAATTCTTTCCATTTTCTCTTACCTTATCTTTCAAATTTTCAATGTCCCCTAGTGCTTTTTCTAATTGTGAGCTAAGAAATTCTATGTTGACTTTGTTTGTCATGTTCAACTCTTGAGTCTTTTCCATCTTCTCTACAGACTTGTAAAGATCTTCCAATAAAAAATGTTGTTCTTGGTCTACGGGGACTTGTTCGGATTTTTTTAATAAATCATTTTCAAACAACTCACGTGATGTCTCTAACGATACTAACCTTGCCGTAAGCTCCGTGTATGCGAACACGCCAGCTGCGACGAGTAAAATTAGAGAGGCAACCGTTTTCATCGGCATCTGCACAGCAGCGGATTCAGATATATTTAAGGGTTTATTACTCATCTTTTTTATCATACATCTCGTAAAACATGTTGTCACTATCCTCGGTTACATAGTTCGTATCTTCCGCATCCCAGTAAGTATTTTGGACTTTATAGTCAGGCCAACTGTTATCAGTAGTATAGCTATTAATGTGCCACAAAAGACGATTATTAGGCTGAGCTGCATAATTGCCGTTATCAAGCTCCAATATATGCGCACACTTATGTTCTTGAGGAATTTCAGAGTGTTCTGTATCCAATATATTAACATCTGGATGTGCCCAATCAATCGTAAATAAATATTTACCATGATAAAATTTTTTGTCTAAGCCGAGATACTTTCCCTTTACACCATCCAGCCAATCAAAACAAGTAACACTAGGCCAATAACTAAAACTGTTCCACAATTCCAATTCATGTACTTGCATATTCGGCACATTGGATCTATCAAAAGATTTTTGATAAAACGCTGATATAGGGAGACGCCAGTAACACGCACCGTTTGGTAACATGATATTAAACAAGAGCGCACGCCCTGATATTGATGTGAGACCGAAGATAACACAGTCTTCACTTTCTCCGTGATGTTTTTTAAGGTCATAAAGATACTCCTTTCTAATTTTGCAGTATATTGGTGGTAGATTTGCGTTCAGATAAGACATGTTTGTATTTCTCTCTCCAATAATTTTTTCTTTCTAATATTCTAATTTTATATTCTAATTTATCAATACCTAAAAGTTTTTTTAATATATTTAACATTTCCATCTTCTTCTTGCAGCACATATTCTCTTATCTGGAGTTTTACTACAATTTATATTGTGCATTTTCATCTGCCCTCTTGATCTTCTACAATATGATGCTCTTCTCTTAGAAGCTTTAGATCCTTTTTTAACTTTACCTGTTACTGCTGTCTTAAGTTTAGAACCAGGATTCATTCGTCTATACGCACGAACCCCTGCCGCAGTCATACCTGCGCCTGATTTTGTAGATCTAAAGTTTCTTTTATTTTTTGCAGGCATTCCACCTTTAGCGAAACCATCGATCTCTATACCTAAGTCAGCATAGTAATCCATCTTTAACCTATACCGTTAATCCAGGTCCTGAATACTTATCTGTTAGTAAAGTATAAGCAGCCACTTTAGTTTTTGTCTTACAAAAAAGTCCTTTTGGAAAAAGAATTCCATCTTCGGGGAAATTAAAATTAATAACATCTCCAGATGGTACATCAGCTTGAAACAAAGTTGTTCCACTGTCTGATGTAGTTGTAAGTTCTAAAGTTCCAGCTCCTGTTCCGTCAGATGCAACAATAATTCCTCTTAATCTTATTGGTTGAGCTATAATTGCAGTTCCGCTTGGTGCGGCGACAGATCTTGTTGCTTGTATATCACTTTTAAAACTCATGTGTTCTCCTAGTTCGTGGCTCCCGAAGGAGCCACTAATTTAATATTACGCAAATTGTTTGTAATTTATAATAAATGCAAAATTACCAACAGCAGATGCGGTTGTAGTTGTAGTGATCTGACAGAAAATACTTCTCGCATCACCACTTACATTTGCTCTTGGAGATGCAGCTGGAGAAGCATCGCTTCCAGTCGTATCTAAAAGAGTTAAAGGATAGTGAGCACCTGCAGGTACAGTTGTTCCAGCATCAAGAATTTGATCAGTGATAGCAGCAACTAATTGTGCTCCACCTGTAGCTGTTCCAACTTTAAAACCAATGTCACCTGAAGCAACAGTTGGTGCAGATGTACAAACTATTTGAATAGAAGTTATTACTGAGTTGTTTGGTTGTGAAAATGTAACTTCATTTGTTCCAGCAGTTGCTGCACAAGGGACGTTAGTAATTCCTTGACCAATCATAAGAGTTCCTACATAGTTTCCAGATGAATCTATTTGGAAGTTATTTGTAAAAGCTCCAGTTGTTGAGTTTTTCGTTGCTCCAATAAAACCGTTCTCCGATCGTACCGGTCCCGAAAAAGTTGTATTTGCCATAATTTTCTCCTTTGTATAGCTTTGATTATGTCGTCTCTATACCGTCTGCCTAGTCAGTCGACATAATAGTTTCTCTAGGTTCCTTTGATTATATATAAAAAAAGGGGCAGAGTAAACTCCGCCCCTTTTAGATTTGTCTCTTATCTACGATTACGCAGCACCTGGAGATCCGAAGATTCCTCTAGGGTCAGAGAAGCCGAAGCTGTATCTTTCTCTAGCTTTGAATCTAACGTTTCCAGTGTCGAAATCACCTTCAATCGCTGTTTTAATTG